TTTGATTTAGAGATGGCAGAAAGAGTTTGGCTAAAGGTAAAGGGTTATCCGATACCTGACTGCTATTCTACAAAGGATAGACTTGAGATATTCGAGCGTTACTATCACCGTGCCGTCGCTCAATCGCAAGGAGAATAAATTGGAACAAGTACCTAACTGGCTAAGAATATTCATACCTGCTATGTTATTTGCTGGATTATTCCGTGTAATCCTCAAAGCATTCGTGCCTTTGTTTGTATGATGTTTAATCCAATTGGAGTAGCTGCAGTAAGAGCAGCATTTATATCTCAGATAGCATATATATTTCTAAAAGTTCTAATGCACTTTTTAGGAAATCCTTAATGGTTGTATGTTCTTGTAACTACATAGATACCGACGATATCCGTGCCGTATTAAATTATAGCACCGACCCTAATCCACAGCAGGTCATGAATATGCTTGCTTGGACACCTGAGTGTAAGAGTTGTAAAGATCAGCTTAAACAAGAAATAGACAAGGTAATAAAGGAGTTCTACAGTGTCTCTCAATTATAAGATCATTCAACAGGGTAAGAAGCATAATGTTGTCGAAACCAAGACAGGGTTGATTATTGGGTCATTCAGAACAGTTCAAGAAGCAAAGAAACTACAGGTGCATCTGAATAAAGGTGGTTGTTTCGATGGTTTCACTCCAACTTTTTTTGTAGAAAAGTCAAAATCTTGACTAAATAATATCATGGAAATATGTAGTCCCTGAAATTGGGACAGCGGCAAGTGCCACAGTATGGAGGGCATCGGAAAAGTCTGGAGAAAACGGTGGGGTTCCGCCAGACCATATTTCTGCGTATATCTTAAGGGAGGCTCGAAAGGGTCTCCCTTTTTCTTATAAATAGTTGTAAAGGAGTTACCTATGACAGCTATCGATGACACACCAGAGAATAAGAATTTTCTTTCTCCTCTTAATTTTAAATTTCAAGTGAAGAAGTGTCCTCATGTCAACTTCTTTGTTCAAAAGGTAGGCATACCTGATATCAGCCTTTCTCCTGCTATCTTTCCTAATCCTATGGTAAAGATACCTCTGCCTGGAGATCATATGACCTATGGAGATTTCTCTGTTACTTTTAAGATAGACGAGGATCTTCAGAATTATCTCGAGATTCATAAGTGGATTAAAGACTTAGGTAAACCTGTAGATTTTCAGGGTCGTTATGACATTCGCCAGCAGAAAGAGTATACTGGTGAAGGAGAGAAATCTGATCTTTCTCTATTAGTTCTGTCATCTTCAATGGCAGTAAACTATGAAGTTGTTATGGTTGATGCTTTTCCTGTATCATTGACAGGTATTCAATTTAATACAGTGGATAGAGATGTTGTTTATTTAAATTCAACTGCTACTTTTAAATACTCCTACTACGACATTAATAGAGCTTGACTTTTCATTTAAAATATATTATGATTATATTATTTCGTTGTGGAGAGATTTATGAAATTAGAAGATATACTTGATCTTTGGCAAGAAGATGTTAATATTGATAGGACAGAATTAGGAGATGCAGCCCTAAATATACCTAAGTTGCACCATAAGTATTTCTCTATCTTTACAAAAGAGAGAATGGTGTTACGCAAATATGAAGCTGAGATGAAACAGCTCAAATTGGACAAATATGAATTCTATACCCAGGGTCCAAGTGAAGAAACGAAAGACAAAGGCTGGAGAATACCTGCAAAGGGATTAATACTAAAATCAGATATTCCAGTTTATATGGACGCTGATCCTGACATCATCAGCCTTAATCTTAAGATAAGTCTTCAACAAGAAAAAGTGGACTTGTTAGATTCTATTATAAAAACGATTATCAATAGAAATTTTGTTATTCGTTCTGCAATAGACTGGCAGAAGTTCACTATGGGAGCAAACTAATGCAGTACGTACTTCTAATACTTCAGTTTATGGCTTGGGTTATTCTTGGTGGTCTAAAAGGTGTTAAAATGATTGTTGATTCGTGGGAAAACTACCAAAAGCAGTTTATTCAGAACCTAATAAATAAAATTAATGAAACTGCTGGTTCGTGGGTAAAGTATCTTTCTTCACTCATGACCTAATAACCTTATGAGATAACATTGACTGATATTATTGGTATTGAAAAACACGATGAAGTATATCTAAAAGTAAAAGCTGAACCTGGCATTGTTATGGAGATGAGTGAAGCATTCACTTTCGAAGTTCCAGGCGCCAGGTTCATGCCAGCTGTCCGTAATAAAGTATGGGACGGTAAGATACGCTTACTTAATCCTATGACTGGATTGCTTTATTATGGTCTATTGTCATATGTTGAAGACTTCTGTCAAAAGCGTAAGTATGATATAGAATATCTCTCCGATTTCTCTACTGAAGAATTCTCACTTAAAGAAGCAAACGACTTCGTTAAGAAACTTAATCCATCTATGCAACCAAGAGATTATCAGTTGGATGCATTCGTTCATGCTGTTCGCGAGAGAAGAGCTCTACTACTATCCCCGACTGCTTCTGGAAAATCGTTTATAATATATTTAATTATGAGGTATTATCTTGGACTGCTTAAAGGTAAGTTTCTTATTATTGTTCCAACTACTTCTCTTGTTAGTCAGCTTGCCAATGATTTTGCTGACTATGGTTTTAACTCCGATAAGTTTGTTCATCGTGTGTTCGCTGGACAGGATAAGGGAACAACAAGACCAGTCACAATCAGCACTTGGCAAAGCATATACAAGTTACCTAAAGAATTCTTTGCAAACTTTGATGTTATCATCGGAGACGAAGCTCATCTCTTCAAAGCAAAATCTCTTACTTCTATACTTGATAAGATGTCCGGATGCCGCTATCGTTTTGGATTTACCGGAACATTGGATGGTACTGAAACCCACCGCCTCGTCCTTGAAGGACTCTTCGGACCAGTAAGAAAAGTAATATCAACTGCAGAGTTAATTGAAAAGAAACATTTGGCTGACTTTAATATTAAAGCCATTGTATTGAATTATCCTGAAGAAATTAGAAAGATGATTGCTCGTTCGGGTAACTATCAATCTGAGATTGATTATCTTGTTCGTAATGAGAAGCGTAACAAGTTTATCAAGAACCTTGCATTATCTCTTGATGGTAATACACTATTGTTATTCCAATTCGTAGAGAAACATGGTAAGATATTATATGATGAAATCTCAGCAGAAGCTGGAGATCGTAAAATATTCTTTGTTCACGGAGGTGTGGACGGAGATGATCGTGAAGAGATAAGAAGGATAGTTGAAAATGAGTCCAATGCTATTATTGTCGCTTCTTTTGGTACTTTTTCTACCGGAGTCAATATTAAGAACTTGCATAGTATTATATTTGCTAGCCCAAGTAAGTCTCGGGTTCGGAATCTCCAGTCAATTGGTCGTGGACTACGTAAATCTGATACAAAAGATGCTGCTACTCTCTACGACATAGCAGATGATCTTACCTACAAGGCAAAACGTAATTTTACCTTGACACATTTCATGGAACGAGTTAAAATATATAATGAGGAAAAATTTAGATATAAGATCTATAAGGTAGAATTAAAGATATGAACACTATAGCCTTGTTTCCTACATTTATTCATAGGAGTTTTGTGAAAGATATAAGTTTATGTAATAGAATTGAAGATGCTGTTAGAAACATAAGAGACCTTAGAAAAGGAACATTCTACAGAGGTGATGATAATAATTTCGTTACTGATGATAATCTACATGAGCTAACAGAATTCTCTGAGTTGTGTAAGATGATTATAGAAGAATCTGCTTTTGCTTTCGACTTCTATGCAGTAAAGAGAGACCGTCATTATATTACTTCTATGTGGTCTTATATAACAACATCTAACTATAGTCTTTCCACTCATATACATCAGAATTCTTTCTTTTCTGGTGTTTTCTATGCAAAAGCTCCAAAGAATTGCGGTAAATTAAGATTAATGGATCCAAGGCCAGCTAAGAACATTATTAATCCAGAATACGAAAGAGTTAACGACGCTAATATGGGTATATATGAATTACATCCAACTACAGGAGAAATGCTAATGTTTCCTTCATGGCTTCCACATGATGTTTTTGCTGGCCAATCTGAAGAAGAAAGAATATCAGTAGCATTTAATATTATGATGAAGGGTACATATAAGTATCATGCACAGAGCATAGTCTACTAAAGGAATTTATTATGGCAAAGAATTATATCAATAACAAGACTCTCTATGGCGCTATGATTCATTACAAGAATGAAGTCAAAGAGGCAGTTGAAAAGGATGTCGAAAAACCGATTGTTCCAAAGTATATTGGAGAGTCAATTCTTTTGATCTGTAATAACCTGGCCAAGAAACCAAACTTTTCTGGTTATACCTATAAGTCTGATATGGTATCAGATGGTATTATGGACTGCATCGCTGCTGTCGACAAGTTTGATCCTAACAAAACTAATAATCCATTCGCATATTTCACTCAGATCGCCTGGAATGCTTTTCTCCGTCGCATTCAGAAAGAGAAGAAACAGACTTATATTAAGCATAAGAACTTTGAAAACTCTCATATCTTTTCTGAATTAATTGACGATGTGAACTATGCAGTGCATTTGAAGGCTAATGAGTATTCCTCTGAAGTTGTTCGCTCATATGAAAATAAGTTGACAAAGTCTAAAAAAGATAGTAAACTTGTAGGAGTAGAGAAATTTTCAGAGGTAGAGAATGAAGATAGCACTGATAACTGATACCCATGCTGGGGCAAGAAACGATTCTCTGGCCTTTCATGATTATTCTAAAAGAATCTATGATGAAGTGTTCTTTCCATATCTGGACGAGCATAATATCAAAACAATCATCCATCTGGGTGATATCGTAGATAGACGTAAGTTCATTAACATTAATACAGCGTATCGGCTCCGTAAGGACTTTATTGAGCCAGCATTAGAGCGTAACATTGAGTGGCATCAGATCTTGGGTAACCACGATGTGATGCATAAGAATACAAATAAGATATCTTCTTTCATCGAACTGTTTAATCGCTATCCGATAAATATATATGAAGAGGCAACAGAAATAACAATCGATGGGCTTAAACTCCTTTTGATGCCTTGGATTAACGATGAAAACCGTGAACATGCTTTAAAGTTAATAAAGGAAACAGATGCGCAAATTTGCTTCGGACACTTGGAGTTGCAGGGATTCGAGATGTATAAAGGTTCTATCGTCAGCCACGGCGATGATCCGAACCTTTTTTCTAGATTCGATATCGTTTGCAGTGGCCATTATCACCATCGTTCTTACAGTGGGAATATTCATTATCTCGGGAGCCATGCTGAGTTTACTTGGTCTGATTATAACGATCCTCGAGGGTTCCATACGTTTGATACAGAGACGAGGGAAATAACTTTTATTCAGAATCCTATTACAATGTTTAAGAAAATCTGGTATAATGACGGTGACCAGCGTTTCTTAGAGACTGAGATTGATTATAAAGAATATGCCGGTAAGATAATAAAAGTAATCATTCAAGAAAAGAATAATCCTGCGTGGTTTGAAACATTCATTGACAATCTAGAGAAACAGAATCCTGTAGATATTCAAATTGTTGAAGATCATCTAAATTTGAACCTCGAAGAAGAAGAGGATCTTATTGATGAAGCTGAGTCTACTTTAGATATCTTCAAGAAGTATATTAGAACAGCGGAGACTAAAGGCGTTGATAA